AAGATCCCATTTATTTAACAAGATGAAAATGCCTTTCGTAAACATGCAAATTCTGAACTTGCCATATGATATTACCTACTTCCATTTCTTTACGATAATCGGCATCAGCCGCTTCACTGAGATAAAAATGATTGTAGTCATCAACAAGCTTTTCTAAAACATAGCGCTGCCAAGCATAGTCATTCTTGTATCCGAACACGACGTCGTTTGAGCGCATTTGGACCACAGCGTGGATTGCGCCATCGCGTAAATAATAAGTAACAGAATTAGTACATATAAAATCGTTTTTACCGTTTTCATTGTACTCCATCCAGATTGAGGGGCGAGTGTACACCATCGATGCACGCCGTGAATCACTGTTATGAAGAAGCTCATCAAGAACTAATCCATATTGATTATGATATTTATCACCAAAAATCAAATGGCCATAGTTTGAGTTTATTTCGCCATGATTATTAGCTGCGTATTGCCATGCTGTTGGAGGATCTCGATTAACAACAGTTGTACTATCCTCGACCAATCCAAATGGATAGATGTCATTAATATTAGTACTCCCGCTAAGATACCAATTAAGTTCAGCATTGATATAATCAACACTAGGCTTACCAAAGATCGCGTTTTCATCGGCGAAGAAGCTCGCACCGATAAGCTCAATAGTCTTTTGTCCAGATCTGTCCACTGTGAAGTTTTCATTTTGTAATTCCTCGATAAAGTATTTACGAATATCACTTACGCTTAGTTGAAGCATTTTTCACTCTTTCTCTCAAATCGCTCGACGAAAATCTATGATCGCGTTTATTAAAATAAAGTTGAATTCCGCGATTACGGCATTCATCTTTTCCAGTAAAATCTTTTTGACGATATTCTTCGCCAAGAATTCTTACATCAATTGGATACATGTTTATTATATCAATTAAATCGGCTTCTGTACAATAAATAATGACTTCGTCTACATATTTTATTGCAGCCAATTGAGCTTGTCTTTCAACGATACTCTGCACCGGTGAATTCTTTGTTGCACGGTCGAATGTAGGATCTACTTGTAACGCGCAAATCAAATAGTCACATTGAGATTTTGCTTCTCTCAACATAGCTATATGTCCTGCGTGAAGGAGATCAAATGTTGATGCAGTGATACCTACTTTCATACTTTCCATTCCGTATTTTCTTCAATAGCATAACGACAACCATGAATGTAGTCTTTATCTTCTTCAGACATAATAGACCAAAATTTAGTAATAGTTTGAATATGTTCTTCGACGACTTCGGGACGTTTGAGATGATAATTCTCTTCCATCCACCCCTGAAGAATATCCATCCTTTGGTTTACTTTATCTCTTACACTCAATGGTTTCTCGTTCCGTCAAACACACAGACAAAGTAGCAACCATGATGGCCAGCATGGACACGATGGAATACACCGTCTTCGATAAGAACAACATCTCCAGCTCTAACAGAAATTGACTCTTCATCAAGTTCCATTTTACCAGAACCATGCACAAAATAGTAAACTTCTTCTTGTCCTTTATGTGAATGCCCCGACGTACTTTTCCCAGCATAGAGCTGAGTCGAACTTACAACCAAATTGTTGAGAGTTTTGTTATCGATGACTTTATAGCGGTCATCTTCTTTTACGACTTCACCGCCGATATCTGAAATACTGAGTCTCATTTCTTTTTCCTATTAAACATATCGTTATTTGGATCTTGGCCATCCATTTTACCAGCCATGTATGAAGCAAAGAAAGAAGCATAGTTGATTAGATCGATACACGAATCTTCAAGTGATTCGAAGTTTTGAGCATAGTTTGGATCTTGTTCCATTGCTTCCATAACAGACTGCATACGTAAAACTTTGGCATGCATAGTGTCTAGAATAGTGGAACAACCACGGCAATAATAGTCGGCTTGTTTGATCCGTGAGTTTGCGTTTTGGTAATCATTGCTTTTAGCTGATTGTACTTCAGCTGCGCGTTTAAGAACTTCTAGAGAATATTTCATTATCACCTCGATTGTTACTATTATTATACCACATTTTTGCTGTCTTGTAAACCAGCTAAATGATCTATTGTTGGTAAATAGGTAAAGTTTACGTTGATATTTAGCCTCAATTTAATTACCTTCTCAAACAATGGAAGATACTTTGTAAACCAAGTAGACTGCGCAGTTGGACTTGTGTGATAGACTACAAAGATCATTTGTTTTTTCTTTGGAAACTCAATAGAATCTTCAAGTGCACGCCACATTTGCGGACCAGCTGATGACATAAGAAAAGCCATAGAGTCTTTGTCTCTATATTGTTCTACAATTCGAAGAGCTTCTTTCTTACGAGCAGTCTTCCAATCAATCCAAACAGCTCCAGCAGGTACAGCTTTTGCATCATCAATTTCTTGCTGTGCAGCTTTGATAAACTTTCTTGCTTGAGCTTTAGTGAATCCTAGCTTAAGGTGTAACTCATCAAAGTTTTGATCAGTGTCAATGTCTCTTCCTTCAATGTGTACACTTTTCAAATACTTAATGGCATCTTCTTTGTTAACTGACAACGATGGCTTTTCTGGCTTTCTATTCAACCGATTAGCCAAAGCTTCGAGTTCAATCTTACTAAAGTTTTTCCATACTTCTTTTGGTATAAACTGGCATTGAATGTATTTAGCACGCTTTGAATCAAGGACAGCTTGACGACGTTGGTTACCATTCAACAACAAGTGTTGTTCTTTACCAAAGTAATCTCGTAAGATGTCAACTGGATCAAAGTTAGTTGTATCACCATTATTATCGTCGATGATTTCTTTCAGCTCTCGCACGTGCTTTGGATTTAGCTCGTCAAACCTGACTTGAAATCTTTCCATAGAAACAAGATCTTGCTTGTCAACTGGAACAACTTTAAATTCTTTGCTTTTAATTTGTTCTTGAAATTCGTCAAGAGAAGGTTTGATATAAGCTTTTAACTCGCTGCCTCCTCCATTTGACTTATTGTAATAATCAGGATTGTTCTTTGCATCTACTTCTAACAACATCGTTCTTTCCACAGCAATCATAGCTTGTGCAGATCCTTCTGCAACAATTTCACGTTTCATATAGCCCTGAGCCATTGCTTCCAAAAACTCAGGATCTTTAGATGACGTATCGTAACCGTCATTGGTATCGCCTTTGTGATAACCGATGTACTTCTTTCCGTTTGTGGTATTATGCCAAACGTAAACAAAAGCCTCATTACGCATAGCCATTATCCCGCAAGTTGATCTTGCCATTTTACAGGCAAGTTATTCAAAGCTTTGATCCAGCAGCGAAGGATGCCACCAACAAGAGTATCGTAAGCTTCTTCATAAGAACGGTCAATTGCTTCAGAAACTTTTTCTTTAGTCCAATTAATTTGAAGGCAGTTAGCAATATTAGCATTTTCACTATAGTTAGCGATTTGCTTTGCGCCTCGTACCATTACGTTTGAAGAGTCTTTTTTATCTACAGACAAGAACCAGTAATCTTTACTGGGAATATCAGCTGAATGTGAGTCAATTAGATCAACATATTTTTTCCATCCCATAGAGAAAGGAATATCTTCAATATCTAAACTAGTCAACGCATAAACAAAACCACCTTTAGAAGTGGCGTTGTCAGTACTACCGATCGAAGTTTTAATGTTTACTGGATGCCGAGTCTTTCCATCATAATCAATTACGATCATATCGCCAAAAGCACGAGGTTTTTCAGGAGAAATATGCTTGCCTAAAGTAGGATGAGCTTCAAGGAAACGAATGATAGATCCTTCATCTTGAAGAGAGGCAACTCGACCTTCACCTTCTACTTTTTCAGCAATAGAAATCTTTTCTTTTTTTAAAACGCTGACTATGTCATTTAGAATTTGCGGTATCGTCAATGATTCAATCTTACGCATATTAATTTGCTCCCAATTGTACAGTCATTTCATACCAAACGTTATCAATGATAGCAGAAATTTCTTGATCATTTAAATGAGGTACCATTTTATGGTGCCGAATTGTTTTTCTTGAATATTCGTGGAATGATTCTGAATCAATAGCGATATCAGCCATCAAATCAACAAACTTTTCTTCAATATCCATTACGTAGCTTGACATACCCATTATACACGTACCTCATAACCAAGAGCATTAAGAACCCACTCTTCGCCAAGATCTTTAGAAAAAGCAACTACAATGCCTTCACGAATATATGTGTCAAGATTGTTAAGCTTGTTATTAAGCTGGTTAATCTTACCAGCCAGAAACAGGTCTTTACAGGCAATTACATCGTTGCGATCTTGAGCATAGAAGTTAGCCATTTCTTTGTCAACACCTTCGAACTCGATAACATTCTGCATCAGGCTTGATTCAAGAGCAACTACATTTTCTAAAAACTTATACATTTGGAACTCCTCTTTCCTTTTCCATTTTATAGATCTATTATATACCATAAAAATTCAAATGTAAACAAAAAAGTGAGCAGCTTTTAAAGTTTTTTAAATTTTTTTCCAGTCCAAACATACGTACCTTCGTGAATATACTCTTTACTTTTTCGATCATTAATAAAGATATAGACAATGTCTGGATAATTTCTCCATGTTTCAAGTTTAGCTGATTGACAACGAGCTAAAACAAATGGAATATTACCTACGTGTTCAGTAACTTTGATTTCAACAGAATCACCCATTGGATCGATGACGTCTTTATACTTACGCTCGTCGTCTTCCCATCCAGTTTCAATTAGATATTGCTCAGCCGCATGGCCATACAGGCATGCTTCGTATATTTCATTTAATGTTCTACCACGAGAAGTCGATGGTTTACTATGAATTTGTTTTGCTTCGTTCATAGCTCTTTCACGCCATTCGTCTTTAAACTGAATATCATCGATGCTAAAAGACATATCCATATTAAAAATATCATAGGTTTTTGTAGACGTATTCGAGTGCACGGTCGGCCTCCTTATCTAATGGACGATTCTTGTACCAATTACCGGTGTCAGTATCAAATTGTCGGCATAAATGAGATATCTCATCAGCAGTAATAGCATATTTTTTATTAACAGCATTACCAGCAACTGCCACCATGATTTGATACATTTTATGGTACCATCCAGTTTTCGAAATTGTTTGGTATTCTACTGCAAGTTGCTTTGGCCAGAATGGACAATCTTGGTATGAAGACCAATTATAGTCTGCATCAAGCTTATTCTTACGATACTCAAGTATTTGCTCTTGCATTGCTTCTGGAAGCCGATCAAAGAAATTGTTTAAGTTAGATTTCTGCGGCATTGGATGCTTGAAAATTAATTCATCTGGGTCAAGTGATAAGCCATCATGACTAAAAATAAAATTGAAAGCGTTAGCGTATTTTCCAGGGATGTAATACATCCGAGACAAATCTTTAGTTTGCCGGTCGGCGACGTCTCCGAGTTCAGTCTGGAGCGCATACCAGAAATTTCTGATGTTCTCTCTTGGAACAGCTCTCGTAAGTGGGAAGACAAGACGAAACTTTGGACTAGCCTCCGTGCTGCTAGCAGTGCTATAACAAATGAACTTCCAATCAGGAAATTTTCGTATGAGATCATCTTTTAGTTCTCCTTTAAATTCATAATCATCAATATCAACGCAGCACCAACCAGCCCACTCGATAACATTATCATTTGCACGAGTAGTGTTTTCCTTATATGTAGCAGGTGACATGAGTTCCGCATCTTTTTTTCCAACTCTTAGTTTTTCTGAAAGCTGGTATAAGACGCGTTCAAACGCATCAAAATCAGAAAGATCGATGCGCTTATCTGTTTTATTATCAAATATGCTGTTAAACAGCGTTAGTGATATATCCGGTGTTGTCATTATGTTCAGGTGCTTTCCATCCTTCGGGTTTCACTAGATCAGGAAGGCCAAGAGGATTAGGGCGTGATTCTTTTACGCCAACTTCTTTAGCCATATTTGCTTCATGCACGCGAGTCCATGCTTCATTTGCATCTACACCAAATGCATCCATAGTACCAATTGCAATCACACAAAGATCGATAAGACCATCGACAATTTCGCTCGGATCTTTATCAAAAGCAGCAGCAGTTTTAGTTTCAGTCAATTCTTCTTCTAGGAATTTAATTCGAAAATGAAGAAACTTTTGCATTAGTTCTTTATTATCTTTATTTGATTCTACCCAATCGTGCACACCATATTTAGCATGCATATCATTAATATCTTTTACCCAATTTGTCATAGTATTATTATACTCCATTTGACACGATTTGTACACTACTTTTTTTACTACTCACTTATAATTTCTCGCAGATGCTTAAATGTTTCGGTCCAATCCTTTACATGATAAACTTTTCCATGAGGCCAAAGTTTAAGAGATTCGGCGATGTCGTAGTCATTACCTCCTTTGCTACACTTATCTCCGAAGAAATATATTACATCTTCTTCATTAAAATCTGTAAGTATCTGTGATTTGCCGGCACCGATTGGCATAATGTCAATTCCCGTTTCACCAGCAATTTGAGCAAGTACTCCATGCTTTGCGTATATTTTATTGAATCGGTTAGAGATAATTTCTCGATCAGATGTTTTTTCATCATACTGAACATACTTCTGGCGCTGCTCTTTATCAGCATTTCTACCAACAACACTGAAGTTTACAAGTCCGGGTCTGTGCTCGATATGGTTTCCAGTTTTTTCTGAGTACGGGTGTCTTTCGAGCGTGCCCTCTAAAAATTTTTCCATATTTGAAGGAAGTGTCCATTCTGATTTATATACTTCAACACCCTTTAGATGTACGCTGTTACCCGAACAATTATAACAAATCTGAGTTGACATAAGAGCAGATCCCATTTGCTCGAATGTCTTTTCATAATTAGATCCAGTGACAACATAAAAATATTCTTTCTTACCCTGATCAATAAACCATTTCTTGAATTCGGGATCCATCTTATCTCGGCTAGGAGTAAGTGTTCCATCTACGTCAAATATAAAGTGTCTCATGCAAAAAACTCGTCTAATGTTGCGACTGGCTCCGGAGTCCAGCCGATTGCGTCAAGTATTAATTTAAGTGGTTCAACAAATGTCTTGTCGAACTGTTTGTCATAGTCAATATAATTATATAGTTTAAACTCTTCGGGTAGTATATCTGGAAAAGCAATAACATTTTCATGCATTGGATTCGGCATTTTCATGTATGTAAAAAATATTCTATTTCCGTTCGATACAAGCTCATACCGCTTTTGCAGTTTACTATCTTTGATGAGCTTGTTGTAGAGTAGAGAACCACGGACGTGAATCGGTGTTCCCTTCTTGTATATAGACTTTCTGTCTGACCAGTCAGTAATATTTGAGACTGATCGCGGAAACGCTACTTTCTCTGCTGGTAAAGATCTGAATGCTGACTTGAAGTTTGTGATATAAGCCTGAGCATCTTCTTCGGTGCCCGATATGAGAATCTTAAAGATTTCTTTGAACTTATCACGACATACTTCTGGAGTTGAACTCTTAATTGCTTCAATCCCCATGATCTTAAGTTTTGGCTCGGCGTATTGTACACCTTCACTGTTGTGCACATTTAAGATATAGCGTTTCTTTGCAGTCCATATACCACGGTCAGCAATAACCTCGCGACCCATTTCCATGCGAGGCTTATGGCAATTCATATTATCAAAGAGTTTACTGTAAGATTGCTCAATCTTTGGCTCAAAATGTTCTTTACAGATCTTATCAAGAAACGCAACAGGATTTTTAGGATTAAGCTGCTTAACCATAGGGCCAAAGTTAACATAAAGAGAATCCGTATCGATTGCGATTACGTAATCAACATCTTTTGTTTTCATTACATCATTCATGGTATTATTCATTGTTCTTTCTGCCCACTGAATAGCGAGCTGGCCAGACAATGTAACACCTTCGGCGAGTCTTAGATCAAAGTATTTGAAGTATTGATTGCCTAGGGCGCCATAAAGAGAATTCATCAGGATCTTAATAGCCATTTGCTGATTATTGAGAGTGTTGATTTCTTTTTCAAGTTGATTTGTTTTTTCTTTTTGATAAGAACTTTCTGCAGCAAGCATCATCTTTTTAATTGAACGACGATCATCATAATAGTCTTCAATAATCCGTGGAATGACACCATCAATATCTTTACGATATGTACTACCGTTTGCTGCAACAGTATAAGGTGCTTCAACTGGTGGAGATGCGAGATAATATTCAACACCAAATGTTTCAGATTGAGATACCAAAGTTTCTGGTGACATATTCCACTGAACAATAATATTTGGATAGAGCGAATTCAAATCAAATGACACTACCCAATCATGTGCACCGACGTGTGGCTCTTTTACATAACCGCCCGCAAACTTAGACTTTGGAGAATCTGGCCTTTCGACAAATGACACTGTCTTTTCTTGAAGAAGTTTACGATATATAATCGATTCCCATATTGCTGTAACACCAAATGTATCTTGGTAATTGACACCACCTTTATATGCCATCGTCATAGCAAGAGTAATCAAACCCATCTTGTCTTCAATTCGTTCAATGAGTTCCACGTCTTTCATGTTATAGTCAATATAACGTTGATAGTCATCTTTATATAGATTTTTAAGAGAGCCAGACTCTTCGAAAGATAACTTCTTATCACCAAGAACTACATATGCAATATGATTAAGTTTATATGATTCTTGTGGACCATACGAATAACCAAACTTTTGAAAAAGCTCGAGATAGTCAAGCTGTTCAATACCCTTAATATCGTACGCAACTTCTTCGCGACCACGTCTTGTAATATTACGATGGTCGACCATACCCCAAGGAGAGAACCGTTTGATGTGTTCTACACCAAGAATCTTAGCTGTACGATTGACAAGATATGGAACATCAAAGAACCGAATATTCCAACCCGTAATTACATCTGGACAATGTGATTCGTCTGCCCAGAATGTTAGAAATTTTTCGAGTAGACTTGCTTCATCGCGACAACGATAAAAACGCACAGGCTGAACAAGAGACTTTTCAGTATTAAAGTCACCGTAACCCCAGACGTGATAAAGTTTAGATTTACTTGATTTATAAGTGATCGACAGAATACGCTGAGAAGCTTCTGACGGATGCGGAAATCCATCTTCATATTCTGTTTCGATGTCAAATGTGCCTACATCGATAAACTCACGCTTAAACTCGATATCGCGAGGAAAGCGCTGAGTAATGTATTGTTGGATATAATTTTTGTTTCCGTAGATGTGCCTACCAGAAACATCGCGATTCATTTCAAGCCATTGCTTTGCTTCGCGCATATTATCCATCTCGATTGGTGCAATGTTAGCGCCATCGAGAGATTTCCATCCAGTTTCTTTTTGCGCTTGTGTATAGAACACTGGCTTAAACTGAGTTTCTCGTTTATATATTTTTTTACCATGGGCATTGTATCCACGGTATAGAATTGAGTTGCCATAACGAGCAACTGAAGTATAAAAAGACATTCCACCTCCAAATAACAAATATTATTATACCATAGTTTTAGCGGAATGTAAACAACAAAATGTGCTAGGCAGCGATTGGCGTTGCCGGGTTGAGTTCCATAAACTTACCCCATGCTTCATAATAATGTCTCATACCAACTTCGTCGTGGATTGTACCATTCTCATGGCGACCATGTAGAATATTTCTACGTTCGGTACCTTCACGCATTGTAGTTCCTTGTCCAGCAACTCCAATCAAATCTTCATGTAGGTTACGACCGAATGGACCCCAAATAGAGTTATGATGTTTGATACGTGTTTGTCTTTCTTTGGCTGTATCTTTTCTTAATCCATAACCACGGAACTCAATCAATACTTTATTTGGACCAAGTGGTGTTACTGTGTCTGAACGATATGCGGAACCCCGTAAGTTGAAATTAAACCCTGGGAAGAGGTCGACCATATACCACTGGTTGGGCGGCAGATTGGGAAAAGATAGTTCCCCGCGATCTTCAAATCCGTCATACTCTTCATAGTTAACAGTAAAGCTAGACACGTTAACGTGACCATTATCAAAAGGAATATTCTTTCTAGCGAAATATTCATCGTTGAATCCTGACACTCTGTTAAAGTAATGCATGAAGTCATGATAGAACTCACTGTTTGTGTCATGCCAAAGTTTATAGTTAGTGTCGATGACTGCCTTATGATAATGGAAAACTTCCATCTCTTCGGTGTCAATTGCATCAGCAATACAATCAAACGCACCAGCTGTCCATTCATCTACAGATTGTGTAGGATTAGGATCAAGTGTTACCCATACCATTCCACCGTGTTTGACTTCACAATGCAGTTTTTTACCACAACCTCTATCAATAGAACCTTGATTGCCAGCTGGAGCTTGCATTTGTAAATTGTATGCTGCCTTAATACCATCACTCGTATTCCATGCAATTACATTTTGACCCGCAATTTGTGTAGTACGATAGTCATCTTTATTATACATCTCACTGATGTGGCACATGGGTACCCACACTTTAGAGAAAATTTGTTCTTGTTCTTGTTTGTAGATATCGTGCGAAGAATAAATTTCGCTACTGATATGTTCTACTTTTGGAGTGGTTAACCAATTTTTATGATTTCTTGGGGCCATATCTATCTCCGTTTAATTATATTTATACAGCAAAGCTTTCTCCGCAACCACACGACGCAGTTGCGTTTGGATTTATCACTTTCAAATAAGATCCACCTAGTTCTGTTACATAATCTATAGTGCAGCCAGCAATAAACATTTCTGCCATGTCATCAATGCACAGTATATCATCTATTGTCGCACCTAAACCTTTCATCTCAGAAAGATTCCATTCATATTGAAATCCAGAGCATCCTCCACCTTTTACCGATAGCATAACATACTTATTGCTATTATCGACAACAAGTTTTTTCATATATTCGCGAGCAGAATCTGTTAAAGTAACGAGCAATTAACTAGTAGCTCCTCTCATAGCCCGACTGAGAGTACGCATTTTTCTACATTTAGGATACCAATCCATGGATTCCATTGCAGTAGCGGCAGCATCCCAATCACGCAAGTCGAGTGCCTCGTTCATCTCAGTGAATTCTGAAAGAGTTTCTGGGCCCATTCGAAACATCATTACCGCGAGAACATGTTTTACATCGCTTGGCCATGACGGATAATTTTCATAAACAGTTTCGCAATCAGTTTCTGCTTTGCGTAAATCTTCATAGAAGAGATCTAGCGAATTTATAGGACTGCTAAAATCTCTTACATTAGTACCGACAGATTCTCCATAGAATGAATCATCGGGCGTAATTAGATGGCCTACTCCGACTACACGATACCCCAATTTATCGATGTTGATAGTATCGTTAGACTTTACCATTGCTGCTAATGCGTCTCTTAAATATTCAAAATCTAAAGGCTGCGTATTTGATCCGTCATCTTCTAAAACTTCTACAACTGTTGTCATGTGTTTTCTCTCTTTATACTGGTATTTCTGAAATAGCGATTGCGCGCATTCTTTCTACAAGACGTTCTGCTCTGTTAGGAACCTGCGTATACCATAATGAATCAACCATCTCATCAGCTGCAGTGAGCCAATCTGAAGCTTCTACTCCATTTTGCATACCCTTAAATTTTGATAGGCGTGGTCGACCCATATTAAACATCATATTAGCAATAATGAGTTGAGCTTCTTCTGGCAAACTATCAAAGTTAACAACTTCATACAATTGCCGGCAGTCGTCAATAACAGTTGCAACGTCTTGATCGAAACACTCATTGACTCGCTCTTCGCTAACGGGCGTGCCAACAGGTTGGCCATACTCCGGGTCGTCTTCTTTAATTAAATGGCCAATGCCAAAAGTAGGGAGACCGAGATGATCAAGGTATATTTCATATTTTACGCCTTCATCTACAGCGATTTCTTCACGTAGTTGTTCAATATTCATTACTAACCAGTCCTTTCCATATAACAATTGTGGTCAGGCTTTGTTTCCATCTGCGCTGCCCAATTGAGCTCTTGAATTAATCTATTATACCAGTTTTTATCATGCTGGTCATGTGCTTTATTCATATCATCTGTCAATTGAGCAATACGAGTTTTAATGTAATCTTGGCGAGTACTAGTGTTTTTTCTACGCATCATGTATTCCCCTTTACAAATGAATCGGGTATATCTTTTATGTTTGGTTTGTCACAATGACATTGAATACATACATCATTATGACACTCTGGGCAATCTGGAGAATAGCAATGGCACCTATGTCCACAATTTTGACATTGACGTTCAGTACCCTTCATCGCTATTCTCCTGTTTTTTTATTAGCTTAATTGCTCATTTTCTTCTTCGGTATAAGGCCACATTAGTTGATCCTATTTACCTGTTTCGTGAGCAATTGCTCTACTTCCCAAATTGAATCAGCTGAACAGCCAGCCTTTTTAAAGAAATATTTCCAAAGATTATTTATCATTGTATGCCTTTTGAATTGTTACACGGTTCAATTCTGCTAGGAGACTATGATAAGTGTGGTCTGAATATTCATGCAATAAGGCTTTTGCTACTACTTCGTTTGCTGCACACTGGCGTGAAACGATCATAGACTTGCCAATTGATGAAAATAGTTCTGCGATCCAGTTAAAAGAAAGTCTAGGCAGACTCAAGCTTTTTAGTACGATTGCGGTCATTTGTTAATTCCTCGTTTTTTCTGATTGAAATTTTACGAGGCAGCTTCTCTTCTGGAAGGACGACTTCTAGATTGACAGTCAAGATTCCGTCCGTTAGATCTGCTCCAGTTACTTCGGTATATTCCGACAGTCTAAATGACTTATTCCAATTTCGAGCACTAATACCTTTATGAACATACTTATCTTGTTCACGCCTCTGAGGACGATCACCTTTGATGTAAAGGACATGGTCTTTTACTTCGATATCGATATGTTCTTCTTTGAATCCAGCCACAGCGAGTTCTAAAGAATACTTAAGTTCATCCTCTTTTACTACGTTATGTGGTGGATAAGTATCTTTTGAATGCTTGTGAATATTCTCAAGCTGATCAAAGATGTGGTCGAAACCAAGAAATGCGTTTCGCGGAAAAGCGAATGTTCCAGTCATATGTACCTCCATGACTTATGCAAGGTTAAAACGAGACCCGATTATCGGCATCTCTAATCTATATATAATTACTTTTTTCTAAAAGTACATAGCTACTTAGTCGAGCCAATATTATATTTAGGGCAAAGTTCCCAATTATTTTTTTCTTTAAATGGAATAATTTTAATCTGACGTAAAGGAGCAAGTGGTTTAACTTGCTGTCCGTTATCGATTGTGATTAAGCCCCAATCACTCATGAGTTGAGCGATTGTGTTACGTCTTGCAATATCATTTTCTTCAAGATTGGACTTTTTTCCATCGAGCAGAAATAATTCTTTAAAATGCACGATGAAATATCTACCTTGTTTATGCAAGATATGACAAGACTGAAATAATTTATTTTCTTTACGAGATGCGACGCCAATGC